TTAGTAAACATTGGCTGTGCGACTTTTCTTGTTCTTGCCGTTAATTGCACAATCTGGTTTGTGCGTCAAATCAATGCTTAGGAAAGCTTCCAAAATAAAAGGCGGGTCAATGCCCGCCTTCTTCATTTCATGCTCGCCGGCCTCCCGTCGTCGTCGCCATCTGGTGCCTCGAACCACGTCACCAGTTTGCCGATCGCCGCGTCTGCCATTTCTGCGTTGAGGGCGAGATAGTGCCGCAAGATCTCATGGGCCGTCTTGAGGCTATGGCCGGTGATGGCGCAGATCTCCGGAATGGTGCAGCCTGCCATTGCCAGCCAGGTAACGGCCGTGTCGCGGAAGTCCTGGTCAGTGAGGTCTTTGAGAGACGGCAGCTTCTTCTTTGCGTGCCTGCGGATCTCCTCAAACCTGCGCCGGTAATGATCCCCGTTGAATGGTTTCCATTCGCGCTCATTGAGCACCGCCCAGGGCGATATGATGCCGGCGTCGTTGCGGCGCTTCTGGGCGGCATCCATCCGCTTCTTGAGCTCCGGTGCCTCGATGATGGAGACGATCGCGCCGGTCTTCGACTGCTGCAGGATGATGCGGCCACGCTTGTGACCCTTGCGGGTGTATTGCAGCCGGTCGGCCTGGCGCTGGCCGGACCATACAGCGAGCGTGAACATGTCGCCCATTTCCGGCTGTTTGAGTGCGTCGGCCGTCTCGATCAAAACCTTGAGCTCCTGTTTCGAGGCGATGCGCAGGCGCGCATCCGGTGTCTTCATCTTGAGCTTGTGGGCCGGATTAATCAGCATCGAGGGCAGGCGGCCTCGATCCATCGCCCATTGCAGCGCCACGCCCAGGATGCGCATCGCGCCGACGGCCGACGTGTTGCCAACCTTCACCCGAAGGCTCTCATAAATCCCTATGCAGATCGGTTTTGTGAGGGCTTCCGCTTCCGAGCTCCATACGTCCGGCTCGCGGTTTTGGATGACACGGCTTTTCTGGCGGTAGTCGTCGCGGGTTTTCTTCGACAGATCCCCGAAGCGCGGGTTCTTCGTCTCGTTCAAAAACTCGTCGAACAAAAGGCTGACAGGGAAGGCTGGCCGGATCGCGGCGACGGGCATCGGCGGAATGACTTTTTCGCGCGGTTCGCCGGCGCGCAGGCGCTGCTTGCGCTTGTCGAGCTCGATCTTGCTGGAGAGCTTGCGTGACCAGTCCAGGGCCTCGCCGGCGCTCATCCAGCGGCCGTCCTTGTGTCGCAGATCCTCACCCGCATATCCTGCCCCACGCAATGTCTTGGAAGGGTTGAAGCGCGGCCGGCCGTTGCGCCACGACACGTGCGGAATTTTCAGATCGTCTTTCGCCATGAATTTTACTCCTTGATACAAAAATGCCCGGCGGTCACGCGAAACAAAGACCGCCGGGCAGGCAGGCTCCGGGAGACTGGAGCCAGGGGATGTTTAGTGGGGCCGGTGATGCGGCTGTGGTCCCGGCCCTTCATCAGCGCCCGCTGCGGGGGAAACGGGCGCTGATTGTTTTCGGCGTGTGGCGCGCCAGAATGCGAGAAAGGTGAGCGTCTGTGCGATGAGCAACGGCGCGATCGAGATGGACCATTGTGCAAGCGTCATTGCACCGTCCTCAATGCCGGGCGGCGGTATCTTGCCAGGCTGAGCACCGGGCAACCGCTATCGGCCTCCTCAAGGGCGCGGCGGGCCTCTACGAGCATGATGGTGCGCGATGCGCGGGCGGCGATCGCGCCGTGCAGGTAGGCGTTGATCTCGTCACTGGCGGCCCTCAGTTCGCGCAGCTCGTCCTCGAGGCGCTTCATGAGTGCGTCCTGCACGCTGCCCAGGCGCTCGAGCTCGTGGATGGTCTTGTTCGCGCTCATGATGCATTCTCCTGCTTGGCGAAGCGTGCGAACATGTCCTCGATATCCGCCAGCTCCTTTAGCGCTTTGGCATATGCGACTTGGGCCGTTGCCTCCGCGTTATTCTTCATCTCGCCTGTGACAAGCTCCATCGCTTGGCAGTATCCATTCGATTGGCAGCCCATGCGCTGGCTCAGTTCTACGCTCGGATTATTCAGGATCGTGTCGCGGCTGACGGTGTCCAGCCATTCGAGCGCGTTCATGAGATATTCTGCCCGGTTGGCGGCTTTGGTGATGCGCTCGGCGAATTGTTTCAGGTCGGTCATGCTGCGCCGCCTTCCAGCGCCTTCCGGCCCTCATCGGTAATGATGTTACCCTCACGGAGCCACTTCCGCTGGTAACAAGTCACCATCGCGCCAGACCAGCCGCCATGCTGGGCTCTGCCTTGCGGTCTGTGAGGCGGTGTCTTTCCAGCTGCATTCTCGAGGATCTTCCGCTGGGTCGGCGTCAGGCGAGGCCCTTGGGCGATCCGCTTCTCTGCCGCTGCCTGCCAGTTGGAGAGGGCGGACAGCGGGCTGCTGGTGGATGTTGACCGGATGCCTGCGAGTTTGATGGATGCGCCGCGCCAATCGGACCTCCACACTGCGCCTTCGTTGGCCTGCAGCTCATCGAAGATTACGGTGACGGCGCGATGGTGCGCAGCCCGCTGTTCGTAGCTGTATGGCGGTAAGGCCTTTTTCCGCTCGGTGATGAAATCGCAAAGTCGTTTGAGATCACTCATGCTTCACCACCTTTCGCGGCCGGGATATACCGCGACACCAGCGCCTCGATCTCGAGGAGCGGGATGCGGCCGCTGGCATGGCTGATGAGCTCGGAGACAAACCACATGCGGGTGTGATCGTCGATCTCTGCCAGCTGCGCCCATCTCGGCTTCTCTGCGATTAGCTTCTGCAGATGGGTCTCGATCTCATCGACGGTAGCTCGTCCCTCCAGCCCAGTTTCAGGAAAAGAGGAGGGGGTGAAGCCGGGATCGTACGCTATGCTGAGCTGCGGCTGGGCCGACGGCATAACGGAATGGGCGAAAAGGCTGATACCGACCCCCGGGTCTGCGACATAAAATGGGTCGTTTGGTCTGACGTGACATTTGGTGCAGTAAGCCTGCCCGGCGGAAAACATATTTCCGGGATGGGTTGCTGCCGCCCATATGTGACCGCAAGTTTCTGTAGGAGATGAAATTTCGGCGATTGCGGTGCGAATGGTCGCAAGATCGTCTTTGACGTTATCCTGCTGGTCGTCATCCTCGAAACCGGCCATGAAGGCCTCGGCACGCTGCAGCGCGTTCAGGATAATTGGCTTGTTCATGCTTCACCTTTGAGCTTCTGCAGGGCAAGGCCGCCGCCAGTGGTGAGGGATATGTTGGGCGCGCGGCCGCGCACCAGCTGCTTTTCCTCGAGGCGCTTGATGGTGGCCCAGGCGAAGCGCTTGTTGCCGACCTGCAGGCGGCCATCGACGATGCGCTGCTGGCGGAAAAAGTCGATCGAGGCCAGCGCGTCTTTCTCTGCGCGCTCGAGGTTCTTGCGCGGATCCAGCACGGCCGGGTTTTCGGTAAGGGGCGTCATCGTCATGCCGCTTCCTCCAGGTGTTCGATGCGCTCCACCGGGTAATTCAGCATCGAGCTATACCCAGTCTCGAGGGAGCGCTGCAGATCGTTTGTGGTGGCGAGCCGATCGCCAACATCGTGAGGCTCGTTAAGGTTGACGAAATGCTTTCCGTCAGCCCATGCCCATGCTTGGAAGGGTCCGGCGTCAACGACCTCGCCGATGGCGCGGCCGTCGTCCTTGACGTCCCACCAGGTGAAATCCTGCCCGCAGTCTACGAAGTGGAAACGGATGATCATGGCTTGATCTCCTTGCACTCGATGCCGGCGCGGCGATCGCGTGCGCAGGTTTCGCATTCAGCGATCCGGCGACGGAACTCGCGCTGGCTTTCTTCGGAAAGCTGCAGGTAGGCGCCGGGGGTCATGTCATGGGTGCGGCAATAGCAGGTGAGCTTAGTCATAGCTGCGGCCCTCCTCGAGCGCCTCATCGAGCGTGCGGCCAAGCGCTGCTAGAGCCTCGTCACGCATGGCGTCACACTCGCTCACCACTGTCTGATCGACATCGTTATAGGTTGAGGCAATCTCCTGCAGCAGGAGTTCGATGTCGCGGACCCGCTTCATGCAAAAGGTGTGAGCCTTCTTCGGTGTGAATTTGCCCTGCATGCGGCGATTGCCCAGTCTGCGGGTTACCTGCTTCATAGCGCCGGCTCCCTCTGCATCTGCTCGCGCGTCCGCTGCGCATGCGGCTGATATTCCCGCTCGAGCTCGCCGACGTAGATATCGACCAGTGTGGGGATGCCTGGCGCTGCGATAAAATTGGCTGCGACCGATGCGTGCGTCTGGATCTGGAAACGCATCAGCGAAACCAAAAGCATCATTGGGTTGCCATGACGGTTGAGCTCGTCGTTGACGAAATCCGCCATGCGCGCGGCGAAGTCGCTGGAAGCGATGCGAGCCATGCAGCGCACATAAGGATCTTCGTGCGTGAGGGCGTCGACGTCTGATAGGCCATAGTGCCGGATCTTGCTCATGCCGCCGCTCCCGCCGCATAGGTGGCAGTCAGCTGGGCGCGGTCTACGTGGATCCGGACGAGATATCCGGATGAGCGCATAGCCTGGCCTTTGAGCTCGCCATACTGGCGCAGCCATTTTTCCATGCCTTCGCGATGCCAGCGCAGTTTCTTCTGCCCGGGCAAAGGTGCCGGCATGCCGTGGTTGATGATGAGGGCATTGCGCTTGGTCAGGAAAGTTGACCTTGCCAGGCCGAGTGCCTCGGCCACCTCTTCCGCCTGCATGAAGCGGTCATTTGAATTCTGGAGCATGTTTCGCGTCTCCCCATTGCTGGATTGCAATGCTGCAAATCAATAAGCGAAAATGCTTATTCTAGCAAGCGCATAATGCAAATCTGCTTAAGCGGTTTTGACGAAGTCGCGATTTCGGGAGCGCTCCAAAGTTTAGCGGTTTGGAGCGCTCCTAAATTTAATGGGCGATAAGTTGTAAGCACAAAAAAGGAGCGCTCCTAAGTTTAATGACTTGGAGCGCTCCTAAGTTTAAGACCTGCTGTCCGAATTGCGACGTTCAGTGTTCCCAGCGGATGAGGCCGACGCGGACCCCGAGAATTGATATGCGGTCTTCATCGACGTGCTCGGGCCTGCCTGGGCCAAGCCGCATGCTGTGTGTCGTGATGAATGGTGCCTGGTACAGCCGCATCACCATCTCAGCGCTGCCGCTCGCTAGATCCATGATCTGCGCCAGCACCACGTCTCCGCTGCTTGCGCGGGCGTTCTGGTCAATAATGGCTATATCGCCGGGCATTACGCCGATGCCGTCCAATGCGGCACCCTTCATAACCCACGCCTCAATACCGTTTTTCCCAGCCCTAGCTGCTTCGACGGCCGCAATAACCCACTTCGGCCATTCGGTATTATCTTGCTTGAGAGGGATTGTGTCAGGCTCTGCCGTTCCGGATCGCGCGCGACCAGGCATCTGGTGCGGCCGGAAACCGGAGTAACTGGCCACCTTCTCCAGCGAAGTCTGCGTTATGCCGACCGAGTTGCTGTTGTCGTTGATGAAGCGCGTAATCGTGGATGCGGCCATGCCTGAATTCAGGGCGAGCTGCGACGGCGACAGGTTCAAGTGTCGTGCAATCGCTTTAAGCCATTCTTTTGTTTCGCGCTGATCAAGTGCCATACGCGCAAAACTAATCCTGTGTGGTGCTAACGCAGTCACTAAAAAACACCTTGCGGAATAAGCAATTTCGCTTATCACATTAAGCAAATCAGTTGACAAGGTGATTTGCATGTTTTCCGACATTGAAGCGAGACGGGCCGCAGCGGGCATCGATCAGAAGACGCTATGCGAGCGCGCTGGCGTTCATGAGACGACTTACACGGCCCGCAAAAACGGTCGTCGGACGCTCTCCGAAAGAACCATAAAGAAGCTCGACGGCGCGCTTGCCGAGCTCCTCAATGAAAAGCGCGCTGTGCTCGATGAAATTCAGGATCCGGAGACGCGGCAATGAGAAAAGCCACGCCCGCGATGCTCTCCGCCCTGTTGTGGCTGAAAAACCGGAACGGCGATGGCGTCTTTGATCGCAACCAAGTGCTGACCGCTGCAGGCGAAAGATCGCCTGTGATGCGCAGCACCTGGTCAAAGCTCGAAAACGACGGATTGGTCGAGCGCTATCTGAACAATCGCCGGCTGCGCATCACTGATGCCGGAAAACTCGTCGACCTACGCGGCGTGCAGGAAAGCGAGGCTTCGGATGACTGACGATCACGATCGCGAATACTGCGCGGGAGGGTGGGCCAAGGCGATCAATCCGGCGCGACCGCGGCTGTTTCCAAAGCCGGATCCGGCGCTTGAGGCGCTCTATCGATCAATGCCGGATGGGCGTTGGTTCGATGCGCTAAAGGATCAGGGCGTTCGGATCGACGATGCGGCTCTCATCATTCCTTCAACCTCGATGCCGATAGCCTCGAGCACAGGCCCAGATGATGATGCCTCGAGATTGAGCCAATCCAATGCGAACTCTTTCGAGACCGCAACGCTTACCGGTTTGCCGGCCATCATTTGTGTGGTGACAGCCTTGCACGCCAAAGCCGTCATCGCCCATCGAAACATGGTTTCGCTGAGATCGTCAATTCTCTCATCCGGCGTCATTTCGCTGCTCCAAAAGTTAAAAAATCGACTTTGCGATGAGTCTCGGAAGGGGCGCAAGTCATGATCCTTGGCGAAGACTGGATCCAGCAGCTGGACGAAAACGCCGATGAGTTGGGGCTTACCGATACCATGGTTTGCATGGGCGGGAAGTCTCCGGAGGATCTTTCCGAAAACCGCGCTTTTCATCTTCGGCTGATCGACGAATTGGCCGCAGAGGCAAAGCTGCGTGCATGGCCGGGGGCGGAATTCTGCTTCTACATGCGCCGCGAGGGCTTCGTTTCCATCTACATCGCGCCTTCGAAGGGCGGCGAATTGACCTTGTCTGGTCTCGCGGATCACCGCGAGGCCCAGAAAACTGCATCCGTTCAGCCGCCCGAGCGGCAGCTGACACTCGTTTGAAATCACATGTTCATGCCGGTTTGTATTGCGTCCGGCCTTTGCTTGCAGGGGCTGATAATGAATTCTGTCGCCGAAATAGATCTGGCGATCAAAGCTGCAGGGTTGATTGAGCTTGAGGTGCTGCGCGCCGCCGGCTTTGCGCCCAGATATCTCTACAATATCCGCACCGGTTTACGGCCCGTCACGCCACGCACGGTCAACCGCGTGCGCCTGGCGATCGCGCAGCTGAAACGCCAGCGGGATCTCGAGCAGAAGGGCAGGGATCTGGAACTGCGGTTTCCGGAGCGCTCCTCCGCCATCCGGTCTTATCGTCTGGCCGTGGCGCTGGTGGCGCACAAGGCCGAGGTGCAGCCGGGTTTCGTGCTTTCCGCCGATCCGTCCAGGCGGGCGACGGCCGACGACCAATGGATGCGGGCAACCAGGCTGCGCCGGCTCGCGATCTACATCACCGTCACCTACCTCGATATTCCGCAGGCGGACATGGCCCGCGCCCTTGGCGTGAGCAAGGCCACCATCTCGCTTTTGCTGAAAGAGCTCGGTGAGGAACGCGAGCGTCCGGAGATCGAGGCGGCGCTGGCCTATGTTGAGGAGGCGTTTCAGTCATGACTTGTTGTTACAGTCACCTCTGCGATGAAGGCGTCAGCTTGGCCAACGATGTTCTTCCAGTAGCTCTCCACGATTTCAGACGCGACGAAATAATGAGGTTCTTCACCATCTCTGCCACGCTCAAGAACTTCGGCAGTGGTCCTGCCGGACATGCTCTTTGGGAAAGCAATTTCCGTTTCGAAGCTCCTCACCGCGTCGGATCGCAGCATCTCGGTCATTTCTTTGGCCGTGTGTGGATCCCATTTCCGAACATCGTTCGCTGTCGGGCTCAGCTCGTTATTGAGATAAACTCTGATGAACAAGCGGGCTTCGTTGCCAACGTTCTGAATGTGTTGAGCGAGTATGCGCTGGCGGCGCAGTTGGATCGCGAAGTTCGTTCGTTGGTGCTTTTCGGCGTCTTTCACCTGTCGGGAAAGATAGAAAATTGTTGGTACGGCGGCAGCCACAGCAGCCCATCCGCCGAGCGCGGAAACCCACTCTCGAAAACAGTGTTCTGTGTCCTCACCGCAAAATGCCTCTCGGCCCCACATCAGGCGGAGAAAGCCAACAGCTATGATCGCGACGGCCACGATCCAGCCCCATCTGTCCCAGTGTTTCTGCATCAGAATGCCCTTTCCCCTTGCGCGAGGACATTAGTTGAATGTGCCTCCCGTTTTCAATGGGGGCGTGCAGCATGAACCGTTCCGATACCTCCGAAATCAAGCAGGCGCTGAAAGACCGCATTGAGGGTCTTTGCCAGCGCCTGCTGCCGACCGGCAAGAGGCAGGGGCGGCTGTGGGTTTCTCACAACCCGATCACCAATGATTTTCACCAGACGCCGGAGCTCAAGGTTCCGCTCGATCGGGACATTGGCGCTTGGACGGATTATCGCACCGGCGAAAAGGGCGATGTGCTCGGCCTGGTGCAATATCTGACCGGTGGTGATTTCCGCGCGGCCATGGATTGGTCGCGTGATTTTCTCGGGCTGCGATCGATGACGGCCGAGCAGCGCCAGGCGATGAAGCGCCGGGCGGATGATGAGCGCCGGAAGGCGGAGGCTCGGGCCGAGGCCGATCGGCTGAAACGCATGGGCAGGGCGGAACAGGTCTGGAACAGCGGCTACCAGGACGGCGCGCGATCGACGGCCGAAGCCCATGCCCGGGGCTATTTCGCGGCGCGTGGTTGCCCGATCGACGACATTCCCAACCGCGATATGCAGACGTTCCGTTTTTCTGCGAGCCAGGAATATTGGAAGCGGGCGCAGTTTCGCCATGAAAACGGCCGGCGCATCAAGGTGCAGGACGGCCCGAAGTTTCCGGCTGTGCTTTCGGCCATGCGCATGCCAACCGGCCAGATCTCGGCCGTGCATATGACATTCCTTTCGCCGCTCGGGCCGCAAAAGCTGCCGGTTTCAGGCGATGAAACCGCCAAGATCATGTTTGGCGAGGCGCGCGGCGCGATGATCCGGATCAGCCACGGGCCGGAAGGCGAGCCGCCGGAAACGGCAACGCTGCCTTATCCGCTCATTCTTTGCGAAGGCGTCGAAGACGGACTTTCGCTGGCGCTTGCCATTCCCGAAGCCCGCGTGTGGGCGGCCGGCTCGCTCGGCGCCATGGCGTCGGCCCCAGTGTGGTTGCCGTGCGTCAGCTCCATCATCGTTGCCCGCGACAATGACTGGGAAAAGAAAACCGCCGTCAAGCAATTCGAACGGGTGATGGAGGAGCTTTCGCGCGCGGAGAAGCCGCTCACCGAGATGACCAGCCACCTGGGCAAGGATTTCAACGACCTGATGAAAGGGGAAAGTGATGAGCTATAAAGCGTGGGGTGATGGCGACAACGACCCGGACTGGCGCGATGACGCGATCGAGCATGGTTGGTGGGATCCCGACGACATCTCGCAGGCCCTCAAAGATACCTGGCTCGAGATCGAGCGCCAGCAGTCCCAAGAGGGATACACCGACGCGCACGACGACGAAGTCAATAAGCAGGGTGAGCTTGCCTGGGCTGCTGCCTGCTACGCCGTCGCCGGCGGGGCCGAGAACCCCGCGTCGTGTGTCATTGGTATGCGTGGCATCCCGCATGCTCTTTGGCCGTGGACTCTTGAAAGCTTCAAACCGAAAGACCGGCGCAGAGATTTAATCCGGGCGGCAGCGCTGCTTATCCGTGAGATCGAGCGTCTGGATCGTGCGGAGGCCAAGTCTTGAGCGACATCGGACATAACGTCGCGGCCGATCAACTGCGCCAGATCATCGAGCGGATAGAGCGGCTCGAGGAAGAGGGCAAAGCGATCAATCAGGATAAGGCCGATGTCTACGGTGAAGCCCATGGGCTCGGCTACGACAAAAAAGCAATCAAAACCATCGTCCGTCTTCGCGCCAAGGATCCCAACAAGCGGATCGAGGAGGAGACGATTTTGCAAACCTACATGGCCGCGCTGGGCATGGAGTAACCACAAGGAGAAAGAGCATGTCGAAACGTAAAGGGCAGACCAATGGAAATGAAGCACGTGTGGCTGAACGAGTTGGATCAGCCGGAAATGCAGTACCTGATGGACTGGACACGGCAGGCGCTCATGACGCCGGCGTCCAGGCTGCAGGAACAGCTCCATCAGCTGACGGCACGGTCACAAACGCCCCGCCGATCGTGGTTGAAACTGATGGCGTCGACAGCGCTGCAGACGGCAAGGGGGTGAGCGATGGCGGGCGGCAAGAGCTACCGGGGCTGGAAGCCGGCGAAGGCGCAACACCAGGCGCTGACGCCAAAACAGCAGATACCAGCCGCGAAAACATTTCGGGCGATATCGGCGTTGGATCCGGTTCCGGATCAATCGAAAATGACGGCGACGCAAGCGCTGATGGTGCAGCGGATGGCGGAAAGGACGGCTCCGTTTCCGGAGAGGCTGACGACCAGCCCGGAAGTGTTGGAGGGGGAAGCACTGCCGCTCCAGGCGGTGGCGATGGAAGTGGGCCTTCCAGTGGCAATGATAATAACCTCGAACATGTCGGCGACGGAAATAAGGATGAAAATGTTAGCGGCGATGATGCGGGTGGATCGGCTGTCTCGTCAGACCTGAAAGCCGCGCTCGAGCTCGCCGGCTGCGAAACGTTGGAAGATCTCGTTGACATGGCGCGGATCGGCTCAAACCTCATGGGCGCGATCGACGACGTCAGGCGTTGCGAGGGTCCATTCAAAGAATGGGCACCTGCAGATGATCCGGTTGAGATCGTTCACGATCTTTATGCTGCTCTGGAACATGCGTGGGAAAAAGCTGGTGCCCTGAAACAATCGGTACCGGAAGACGACAAGCCGTGGTGGCTCGAGATGCCGAATTTGGCAGAGGGCGTCGATCCTCTCGAAATTTCACGCTTTGTCGCCCGGGATGTTTTCGTGGGGGTCCATGGTTCCGTTGAGGTGCTGGGCGCTCTTATCCGAAACGGGCACCCCCTCGAAACACCAGCGATACCCTTCGAGGCGCTTAGCGGTCTGGTTGATCTGGTGCGCCAGATTGGGACGCGCGCGACGCCGGATGTCATGGCGCAGCACCTGATCATCACCAAACATCGCCAGTCTGCAGATCTGACAAAGGCCGAAGAGCTCAGCCTTAAGGCCTTCGCTTCGATCCTGATCGACCTCGACGACTTCGCCGCGGCTGAAAAGAAACGCCTCGAGGAGCTGGTGGCCGAGAAGCCGGAGCCCAGGCCCGTGCCGATCGAGGACACCACGATGGAAACTGTCAACGACACATTGGAGACTTGGTAATGGAAAACGAAGCAATGAAAAAGCCCGTGCGCGTAGACGGCAGACTTTACAGCAACCCGGCAATCGTGCCGGACCCAGTGCGAGTTATTGACGACCACAAGGTCAACCCTGCGAACGACAAATTGACGATCGAGGTCGTCGATATACCCGGCGCTGGCGGAGCAAACCACGCGTATCGCGTCGGTGGTTTTGAGTTGGAAAACAACCCAAGCGCAGGTGACGGGCAGATCCACGATGCCAGCACGTCGACCATGATCTACTTCCAGAATGGACCAATCAGTGAGGCTGGCGTCAACGGATTGACGCAAGAAGTTCTGTTGGCGATCGTGGCCGATCGTTTGCGTTCGTTTCAGGCTGGCCCCTATGCCTGCAGGGAAAACGCGCTGGCGCTGGCAAAGATCGAGGAAGCGCAGCATTGGCTGCATTCCCGCACATTGGCCCGCATGCGCCGGGGCGTCGAAGGCACCCACCAGAAGTAATCAATACCCGCCGCGCCCACGACCAAGCGCGGCGGTCTCCTCTTATTCATGCGGGCAGTTATGGCAAGAAAACCGAAAATTCAGGGTGGCATCCAAGGCATTCGCGCGCAGTTTCTGGACGCGCAGCAGGTGCTGGACGAAAAGAAAGAGCTGGTAGATCCGGACGCCAACCAGTTGCGCGACGGCATCAAGGCCGGCCAGTGGGAAGGCGCGCCGCACCACAACATGCCGCCGAACTGCCCGATTACCGTTTTGGGCAAAAAGGGCGAGACGGTCTATGTCATCAACGCGATCGGCGAGCTCGAGGAGATCACCCGGCACGATCTGCCCACCTTGCTCCGGATCTTCTCGCCATTCGTGAATTACGTGTTCTGGGCATGGCCCGCTTGGTCGAAGGCCAAGGGCGAGCCGGGAAGTGAAGGCTACGTGCCGCCGAAGGTCGAGCGCGTGCAGCGTGACCAGGCTTGGACGGCGATCATAGGCGAGGCGGGCCGCAAGGGTTTGTTCGATCCCCAGAATAATGTGCGCGGCCGTGGCGGCTGGAAGGCGCGGGACAAATTTATCTGGCACAGCGGCAAACACCTGTTTTCCGTCGATGTGAAAACCGACAAGGACAACCGCGCCACCGACTGGCAGCTGCAGGCGGCCAAGCCCGGCGACTATGACGGCTATTTTTACGCCCAGGACAACGACACGCTGCACCCTTGGCAGACGCCGATCGGCGTCAATGACAGCCCGGCGCATATCATCCTGCAGGATCTGATGAGCTGGAAATGGGAGCGGCCCTATATCGATCCGATTTTCTTTCTGGGCTGGATCGGCTCGGCCTTCCTGTCCGGCGCGCTCGATGTGCGTCCTATCATGTTCACCATGGGTGGTGCCGGCACGGGTAAATCGACCTTGCACGGGATCTTGCGGGCGCTTTTCGGATCCGCGCTCTATTCGACGGCCAACACGACGGCCGCCGGCATCTACCAGAACATCCGGCAGGACAGCCGACCGGTTGCCGTTGACGAATTCGAACGCAAGGCGCAGGGGCAGAAAGAGCAGGCCATCATCGAGCTTGCCCGCCAGTCGTATTCCGGTGCCAAGGGCTATCGAGGCGGTGCGAACGGCGATGGTACCGAATTCGAACTGCGCTCGAGCTTCATTTTCTCGGCGATCCTGCATCCACACCTTGGCGTCCAGGACCGCACCCGCATGATCATTCTGAACCTCAATGCGCTGGATAAGGACGCCAACGCAAAACAGCCGCTGATCAAGGAGGAGTGGGGCCGCATGATCCTCCGGCAGATCATGGACGGCTATCATGACTTCTACTGGCACATCCTGCCGAAATGGCGGCGGATCCTTTCCGATCCGGTGTTGTCACTCGATCCGCGCGCGATCGACACTTATGGTACGGTGCTGGCCTGCGCGGAGCTGCTGGTGGGAGAGCAAGGCATGATCGATGCCGGCTTGCATCAGGATCCGACGGCGGACGGTGTGCGGCTGGATCTGGATATGCTTGTGGAAACGCTCGAAACAGCCACATCGGCCGACAGGGCCGAGCAGGTACCGAAATGGCGCGAGGTGATTGAAAAGATCATGGGCGCGAAGGTGGATGCCTACAAGGCCGGCGAGCGCCAGACAGTCGGCAGCATCATCGAGGCGCTGGAAGATCCGCAGCGCTCGGATATGGATATTGAAGCTGCCCGCGCCCGCCTGGCGCTGATCGGTCTCGGCGTGCGCAAGCAGGGAGATCCGTGCAAGGGCTACGCGCTGGCGATCCCCCAGAATGACGACAATCTCAACCGGGTGTTTGCCGACAGCGAATTCAACCACGGGGGCTGGACGCTGGCGTTGAAGCAGGCTCCGCAAACGATTGTGCCGCGTGAGCTTTCCAAAGCGGAAAAGACGGTCAAGATCAACCGTTCGGCGAAGACGGTCACGCTGGTTGACCTGATGGGCTATGATGCGTGGATGGAGGCGGCCGGTTGAAACAACGCTGTCCTCACGCCGATATCCGTTTCTGCCCGCTGTATCATGCCGCCCATATGGACGGCAGCTTTGGGTGCGATGACGGCAGGCTGGATGAGGGCGGCTGCGCCGTCGCACGCGGCTGGGCCTACGATCGTGCCGTTGCCCGCCTTGATGCTGCCATGCCGCGCCTGGTGGCCGAACTGCGATGGAAAGAGGAGGCGGCAGAGGATCGCCTGCAGCGCGACAGGAACATGCGGTTTCTCGGGCTGCACTAGAATGTCCTGCAGGACGCTGAACATTGCCCGCTGGAGCGATCCGGCGGGCTTTTTGCATCTACCAGCGTGATATTGGCCGTTGCGGCCGCTCGGCTTTCCTGTCGCCAGGCAGAACGAATGTGACGCTGATCCGCCGGTTGCCGCATCGAGGACAGCGCAGCCTGCCGGATATGCTTGCCAGCGGGAAATCCCGGCCGCGTGTGGCGACCAGCGTCATCATGTCCAGATCATAGCGCCATTCGCATTTGAGCGCCGCGTGGCCGAGATCCACGCGGCCGTCCACACAGCGTGCGAACAGCTGCCAATCCGCGTTGAATGCTTCTCCGATCGTCTCAACCATGGGCGACTGAATTACCAGAACGGAATGAGAACATCAATTCAATTCATTTTCCCACACCCTGTCCTTATTGCGTCATTTCCCCCGCCCTTTGCCCCCGCGCATTTAACTCTCTTACCCCCGCCCCGTGGCTTTAAAAACGGTGTCCGCGCCGCCGCACTGAACGGCGATTGGAGAAAGGCGACACGAGAGAAGAAACGCCGTGGCCAATCGCTACGAGAGCTTGGAGCAAGTGAGGCGCGGACGGCACCAGCGCCTACCGTTGCGGCCAGTTCACGGCCTATGCCTCCGCTTCGCTTCGGCCTTGTGGCCGCTCACCACGATATGCCGGGAAAATCCCGGCGCTGGCACTTAACACGGGCGAATGCGTCATAGCGTTGACGTTGCGGGGCTTGTCTGCCTTGCCGGGTGCGGGTGGTTGCCAGCGGTTACCACTCGGTTGGCGGCCCGGTAACCGCGATAAATCAACAAAATCAGATGCTTGTGAAGACGGTTGGCGAGTTACCACTATATTGCACCCTTTTACGCGCGCGCGTGTATACGCGTAGATGGTGATTTGATGGTAACCCGGTAACCGGTAGGTATATGTTCCTGATTTTCTTGCATAAAAGCGGTTGGAAAAACGGTTGCCGCCGGTTGGCGAAAGCCCAGACCGCCAACCGGATTAAACAAATAGGGAAATAGCTGGTGAGCGACGAAACCGAGCAAAATCAGGGGCTTCAAGTGGCACACACGCCGCCGGAAAATTTTCCCGGCGGCGATCCGGAGCGCGCCGCCAAGGTCGGAAGCGTCACCGCCCTGGCGGAGGCCGCGATGGCGGGCCTCGCCCAGTCGCTGGCCAGCGGGCAGGCCGAGGCCGAGCAGCAATCCCTCTTGCTTGATGAGATGGACGAACAGCAAAGCCTATTCGCCGGCCCCGTGGCGCATGTCGCGTCAACAATCTCTGATGCGCGCCGGGCGAGGGGGAGGCCGAAAGGCTCGCAAAACAAGGCCAGCAGGGAATTCGCGGCCACGCTCATGCGCATGGGCTATCGCCATCCCGGCCTCAATCTCGCCGCCCTGGCGAATGCGGATCCAGTGAGACTGGCGGTCGAGTTGGCCGGAGCGCGGGCCGTCGAGGGCGTAACGGCTCATGAGCACTTGGACGCGCTGGTGCATACTGGATCGCTCAAGCGCGATCAGGTCATTGGGTTGATCGACAAGGCGCAGGGCCTGATCATGAAGGCCAACGCCGAGTTGCTTCCGTACTTCGAGAGCAAGCAGGCCACGAAGGTCGAGATCGAGGAGAAGCAGCTGGGCGTGATGATCATCGGCCAGATGCCGACCGAACGGCCAGCCGCAGGCGCGGCGCTGGACCTAACACGGGTGGATGCGCCGAGAGAAAAAGATCAATGAAATCAATGCGCATCTGTGCGACTTGTGGCGCTTGCGACATTTGAGCGGCTAACTATCTGTAATCATTGGCGCGACAACTGATCGTAAATCAGTGTGCAGGTTTGGTTTCCGGCCTCGCGTGGGCGGGAAACCGGCTGGCCTCTCTCCCGTGGTGGGGGTGGTTCATGCGGACGCGGGCAGACGCCCGCGACTTCGGTTTGAAAAGCCCCTTCGGGGCCCCCCTATGGGGTGTGTCGCCTCACACACACGGCCCTTTCGGCCATTGCCCGACTTAACGGTGGCGGGCGGAAAATAATCTTTCTGGATCGAGAGGGGGCGCGGGCGCGCGGGCTCTGGGTTTTGAAAGGGTTTCAGGGTCATGGGAAATATCGATGTTGCGCGGTACGTGCCGCCGGGTCCGGTGGGTGCGGCTTTCATTCACTCGCGGGGGCCGATCGATATCATCATGGGGCCGGCCGGCTCCGGAAAGACCGTTGCCAGTTGCATCAAGGGGCCGTTGCTCGCCGCCTCGTACATGCCCGTGTGCAGGGACGGGCGTGTGCGCGTGAAGTTGATTTGCGTTCGCGACACCTATCGAGACTTCGCCCGAACGGCGCTGGCGAGCTGGCACGAAATGTTTCCGGTCGGTCATCCCTGGCAGCGACCGGATAAGGGCTATGAGGGTGGGCAGGATCGCCCAGTGCGGCATCACCTGGTCTGGGAGGCGTATCGTGGTCCCGAGAAGGTGATCGTGGAATTCACGCTCGAAACCGGCGCGATCGCAGACAGCAACGTCATGCAGTTCGTCAAGGGCTATGAGGTCTCGATGGCGTGGGGCAACGAAGTGGACATGATGAGCCCGGAAGTGCCGGGTGCGCTGTTCATGCGTACCGGTCGATATCCTCCGGTGAAGGATATTGCGCCTTCGGAGCTCGATCGTGTTTCCCGCGACGGCCGGGCGGCGATGCGACGCATGGGTATGACGGTCGATGATACCGAAATCACCCTGCCGCGCATGTTCTGGGGGGATATGAACCCGCCGGACGTGGACCATCCATTGCTGAAAGAGGTCGGCTGGGAGGATCCCGAGAAGAAGAACCCAGCCTATAACTTCTTTCGCCAACCAGGCGGCCTTGATGACGGCGCGGAAAACCGCGTCGGCCGCCCGCGATCGGCTTACGAGATGGATCTGCGCGCCATGTCGGAAAACCTTTCTCGCCGCATGGTGCATGGCCTGCCCGGTTACGCCCAGGACGGAAAGCCGGTCTATCCAGAGTACAACGAAAAAATTCACAAGGCCGACCAACCACTGGTGCCGACGCCTGGTCGTGGCATCACGATCGGCATCGATGGCGGCGGATCTCCATCGGCGACCATTGGTCAGCCCCAGGCGAACGGGCAGGATCGTTTGCTGGCCGAGCTGGTGACGGAACCCGGCACGGGACCGACGCGGTTTTCTTTGATGTTGCTGGATCTGCTGATGAGCCAGTTTCCCGGCCTGCCCATCATCGGGATCTATGGCGACCCCGCGATTTTCTACGGCGGTGACACTGAAAACGACGAAATGAATTTTGCGATGACAGTGCAAAAAACCCTGCGCTTCCCAATCATGCCAGCCCCCTCGAACGAACCCGGTGTGCGCCAGGATGCAGTGCGCATGGGACTTACCACGATGATCGACGGGCGGGTGCCGGGGTATCTGGTCGATCCTCGCTGCAAGATGATCCTGGGCGGATTTGCGGCCCACTACAAGCTGACAAAGCAGGCGACGATCGGCGGTACCGACAAACTGGCGGTGGTGAAAAACGCTTACTCGCATCCTCATGATGCTGAGCAATACCGCCGGCTCGGTTATATCGGCCTCGCCAACGTCATTGCGCACGGGGCGAATAGCGCGCTGCCGGCCGGCGTCGTTAGCTTGCATGAGCAGCGCTTGGCCCGCAATCAGCCGAAGCTGCAGCGGCCCGGAGATTTCAGCATATGGGACGTATGAATGTGACCAGTCCTGCCGCCTGGCTCGACTGCCTCGCGTGCGCGGGCGGGCGGGCGCTCGCGCGTAAGGCGGCGATCTGGCAACGATCGAACGGCGAGAGCGTTGCGATGCATATCGATGGCGAGCTGTTGGCGGTCGCTTATCTCGTCCCGGATGATGAAGGGCGATGGGAATTCTGCCTCACGCTACGTCCGCCCGCCCGCGCGTATATGCGTGAGCTCGTCCGGTTTGCGCATTTGACGCTGTTGGCCTTCGCCCAAAATCGGACGGTCATAACCTTCGTGACGGAAAACAACGAAAGTGGCGTGCGCATGGCGCGCCTGGTCGGCTTCCGTCACCAAGGTGCAACCCTCTGGATTTTTGACGGGGAACATCATGGGCGGCATCGTACAGAACCTTTTCGGCGGCGGCGGCAAGAAGCAGGCGGCTGACGCCACGAAAAAGCAGGAAGAAAGCCAGCAGCTGCAGCGCGTGGCGAATGACCGCCAGCTGGCGGAGGCCAACCGCAACAAGCAGGCCGTCGGCGCCACCCGCAAAGCGCCTCGCGGCCGTCGTCTCTTCGAGGATGGCGGCACTGATGCGGGTGGCTCGAGCGCGGTGCTCGCCTGATGGATGGTGATTTCAACGTTGACGTCCAATCCCTGAAAACCCGTGTCGATAACACCTGGGGCGCGCGCTCCCATTGGACGCCGATCTATCAGGAAGCCTATGATTTCGCCGTGCCAATGCGTCGGCCGAGCGGTGGGGCAAACGGCAAGGCCCGTGGGCCTGATCGACTTTTCGACATGACCGCGCCCATGTCCGCGATGTATTTCGCGGGTAACCTGCAGCGGGATCTATTCCCGGCCGGGCAATCCACGTTCGAGCTCGAGGCTGGGCCACTCGCCGCGATGGCGCTCGAGGATGCCGAAAAAAAGCAGTTCAATCGCGAACTGTCGCGGGTTTCGAGGCTCATTCACCCGTTCTTTCTGGCGGGTGATTGGGATACAGCCATCCACGAAATGTGCATCGATCTGGCAGTCGGTACCGGAGCGCTTCTGCCGGTCAAGGGTACGCCAAGCAACCCCATCATGTTTGCCTGCATTCCCTTCGATCAACTGGCGATCTCGACCGATGCTTTCGGCCGCGTCAATCTGGTGTCTTGGCGGCAGCAGTTGCGGCGTGATCAGATTGTTGATGCGTGGCCGAAAGGGCGCTTTCCGGACGATTTTAAGGAGAAGGCGAAAACCAAGCCTTCCGACGAATTCACGGTTTACCAGGATTGGTGGGCAGATCCCATCCCAGGCGGTGGCTGGCACTTCGGCGCACGCATCGACAACACGCTGGGGCTTGTGACGCATGAACGTTACCGGACCCAGCCGATTGCCATTCCGCGCTACTACCGCGTTCCCGGCGAAGCTTATGGCCGTGGTGTTATCCTTACAGCGCTGCCGACGATCAAGACGCTGAACAAGGCGCAGGAATTGGCCCTGAAAAGCGCCGCTATCAACATGCTGGGTATCTGGGGATATCGCGCCGGCGGCACTTTCAATCCGAACACGGTGCAGATGGCACCAGGTCAGTTCTGGGCCATGCAGTCGACTGGCGGGGTACTTGGGCCGGACGTGCAGCGTCTCGATCCCGCAACCGGCAACATGAATGTTGCCCAGATGCTCATCGGCGATCTGCAGGGCCAGATCAAACAGGCAATGTTCGATACACGCCTGCCTGACTATGAGGGGACGCCTCGATCGGCATCCGAAATGGCGGGTCGCCTGCAGCAGCGGGCCAACATCCATATCGGTGCTTTCGGCCGTCTGGTGCGCGAGATCATGCCCGTTGTCGTTCCGCGAGCCGCTGAAATCCTGATGGAATTTGGCATGTTGCCCAGCATCCAGAAGGTGGACGATCTGCTGGTTTCGGTGAATGTCCGTTCGCCAATGCAGGCCGCACTCAATGCCGATCGCATCGCAGCGATTGCCAACTACCACGATATGGTCATGGCCTTTGCCGGTCCTGAACAGCGCGAGCTGTATCTCATCCAGGACAAGGTCATGGAGCGTATCGCCGACGGTTTGCAGATCGACAAGGATCTAATTCCCGACGAAGCCGAGAAGAAAAAAGTTCTCGTCAAGATAGAGGATGCGCGTCGCCAGCAGATGGAGGCGATGATGGCGGCGGAGGTTGCAAAGCAGGCTCCGGGTGCGCTCAAGGATCTGGCCGTGGCTGACATGCGGAGGGCTGCTTGATGTCTGGGCCTTTTATTCCAGAGCGTGCTGCCCAGCCCATGGATCTGCTCGAGCAGCTGACGGAAGACGGTAGTGGTTGGGGTGGGCTGGAAGCGCTGTTCCGTCCGCAGATGCAGGCTGCGCCGCTGCAGCCGCATGAGGGCGTCGCCAAGTTCATGTACGGGCTTTACCACACCGCCGAAGGTCGGGCGATGTTCGAATGGATGATGGATATCACCCTGCGCATGCCTTTGCGCTCAACCGGCCAGACCTTTGAGGAAACCGCGCTCAACACCGCAACGCGGCAAGGTATCAATGGTGTGGGTGAAGCGATCCTGGCCGCGATCGGCCACGGTGGAAAACTTGTCGAAAAATCACAAAACCAGAATGGAGCTGGATCATGAAAAGCAGATTTTTAGGCGGCGTCAATTTCTTTGACCTGATGCTGTTCAATTCGGAAGGCGGTGGCTCGGGAGGTGGCGGTGATGCTGCTGCAGCTGCTCCGCCTGCAGGTTCCTCCGCGTCGGCACCTCCTCCCGCCGACGCGGGCGCGCAGCCGCCTCCATCGGCTGCCGCTCCTCCGGCGGGTGCTTCGTCTCCGCCCGCCGGAGATATCTACAAGCCGGAAGGAATAGCGGATCATCTCGTTGGCAAGAGCAATAACGAGACGATCGACAACATGAAAAAGGCGCTCGACGGTTACCGTGACAGGGACGCCAGCAACAAGGTGGGTGGCACTCCCGAAGCTTATGCGGAGTTTTCCGGTGACATTCCGGACGCGATCCGGCCGCATCTAGAAACGCTGAAGGGTGATCCTATAACGGCTCGCATGCAGCAGTACGCTTTCGATCATAAGGTTCCATTGCCCGTTTATCAGGGCATGGTCCAGCAGTTCCTGTCGGTCTCGTCCGAAATGGGTCTGATGGAGCCGATCGTTGACGAGAAGGCGGAGCGGGCCGCGCTCGTCCCGGACGTCGCCAAGCACTTGCCGGAGGGTGAGCAGCGTGTGGCCGTCGAAAAGCGCATGAATGAAAATTATGCATTTCTCGACAGCGTTGCCGCCAAGGGAGCCGAAAACGGTGGCTTGGCTAAAGATGACATCGAATTTGCCAAGGCGATGCTCGGCGACAGTGCCAAAGGCCATCGCATGTTCGAATGGATCCGAGGCGTTGCCGGCGGCGGGCAGGGCAATGGCCCAGCCATGCAATTTGGCGGTGGTGGTGGCTCCGATATAAAGGCGGATATCGCTCGCCGGCAGGGGCTTCCTGAAAACACGTGGGGCAGCCCCCAGTTCAATCAGCAGAGCTATGAGCAGCTTCAGGCAGACCTGAAACGCGCCTATCCCGACTGACGCACTTAACTGCTCCCGTCCGCTGGCATGATTTGCCTGCTACCGGACGGGAGCGACCTGGGCGGCATGCTGGCTATCCTTCACCGGACCCGGTAATGCCCGGCTAATCGGCCCTCACGGTGATTTCGTCCATCACTTCACAGAAGAGGGTTTTCAATGCCTGTTTCCACATGGTTCCGCGAAGAGATCAAAGGTCTTGTTCGCGCCCGCTACCAGGCCAAGGGCGGTTATCTCGATGGCACCACGCTGCCGGGCGAAAGCTCCGCCGGCACGGTCAAGTATCCGGTCGGCGGCGGTCGCGTCGATATGTACGAGTTGACCGGTGCAATCAACAAGGTCTCTCCGTCTGCCGTCAATCTCGACATGGTGACACTCGTCACCAAGGATTACGAAGCGACAGTCTATTTCCGCATGCAGGATGAAAAGCGAATGGGGCCGAGCCTCAAGGCGAAGCTTGCGGATGACCTCACCAAATCGCAACGCCGGAAGAAGGATCGTATCAAGCTCGATGCGCTTAACGATTTCGCCAACGCCGGCGCATCGCTCTCCGACACGCCGAACGCAATCCAGACGATCGGCGACGGCACGGCGCGTGTGGATCTGCTGAACGCGATCGACGCCATCGACCAGATCTCCGGCGCCGGCTCTGATGACGAGGTTTTCTGGCCGATCCCGAATGTCTGGATGTCCCAGCTCCTGATGTACAAGGAATTCAATAACTCGGATTATCAGGGGCCGTCCGATCTGCCATTTGCGAAGGCCAGCAAGGTCATTCGCAAGACGTTCCGTGGCGTGCATATCTTCACCATGCCGGATGAGTATTTCACCTACGGCTCGGGTGGATACGTGCCCGGTACTCCCGGATTTACCGGATCCAACTATCTCGACACGTTCATGTGGACGAAGGAAGCTCTTGGTTCCGAGACTTGGTGGGATCAGGAAAACATGACCATGGATCCCCTGCCGGATTACGAAGGCACACCCTATGTCTGCAAGGTGCAGCTTTCCAGCGCCTCGATCGGCATCCTGCCGGAAGGCATCAAGCGCGTCCGCAATCTCGCCATCAAGAGTGCCGTGCGCATCTAATCAGCCCAATCGCTTCGCCGGATGACCGGCGAAGTCCTTCTCTCCTTCATGGGAAACTGAAATGGCACATGTGAAAAGCCAGTTGCGCCGATCCAACTCGATCACCCTGACCGGCAACGTGAAGGTCCATACCTTCGACTATGCGACGAACCACACCAAGGCGGAGATGATCGCGGCCGGTTACTTCAATGAAAGCCGCGCGGCTCTCACCAAAGCGTCAATCATCAATGCCGTCTTCGATGTGGACGGCGCGCCCGGATTTGCCCGTTTGATGTTGGCGACTGTTCCCGCAACCGGGAATATCACCGTCACGGATGTTACAAATCCGGCGTGATCTTCGGCGCGCACTCAACGATGGGCCGTGGCCGGTATTCTCTGGCCACGGTTTTCTTTTTTTCGGGCGGTGGTCATGGCAATCAACAAGACGACGATCATCAACCAGGCGCTGACGTTGATTGGTGCCGGCAGCATGTTCTCTGTCGACGATGGCTCTGAGCTCTCCGAGCAGATCGAGGCAACCTGGCCGATGGCCGTTGACCACATCTTCGGCATGCATGACTGGAGCTTTTCAAAAAAAACGTTCAAAAACAGACGTCTTGTTAACCGTCCGGAGAACGGCTGGGCTTACGCCTTCGAATTGCCCGGTAATCGTCTAGGCCCACCGCTTTGCAACCTTGAAAGTGCCGGAAGCAATCCCCGCACATTGCGAAATTTCGCGCTCGAGGAGGGGCTGCTTTTCGCGAATGTTCCGGACACCTGGTCGCAGTGCAAGGTGCTTGTGGATCCTGATTACTGGGATCCGCCCTTCCGCTCCGCCTTCATTGTTGCGCTCGGCGGGTATCTTGCAGTTCCGGTTTGGCAGGATGCGGATCTGCAGGATCAGAAATTCACCCAGGCATTCGGCACGCCGTCGCGTGAAGGGACGGGCGGCATGTTCGGCCGCCTGATGGCGCAGGACAAAACGGCCGCGCCGATCGGCACTGATTTTATGGCGTCAGATCCGCTGACTGCTGTTCATCATGCCGGCGGGCGAGGCTCGCTTCCCTGGCACGGAGAATTTTGATGGCGCGTGTTGCGGGACAACTGAAAAGCTCCGCCAATGCGGGCCAGCTTGCGCAAAGCCTTCTCGGGAAGGTCAACCTCAAGCAATATTATTCCGGCGCAAAACGCATGCTGGGTTTCGAGCCTATTCCGCAAAGTGGTTTTTCGCTGTTGCCCGGCTCCCGGCTTGCTGGACTTGCTGCTGCCGTGCCGGTTGTGCAGACCACACTCACCGTGAGCTCGTCGCTTTCCTACACTCTGTTTTTCATGGCGGGGCAGGTGGAAATCTGGAGACAGGATCTGGTGAAGGTCGCGACCGTCGCTGTGCCCCAGATTACGGCGCAGATCTTGCCTGAGATCGAGTTTTACGGTGAGGCCAACACCGTTGGAATTTTTCATCCGTCGATATGGAACGGTATCCGTTTGCTGCGCAACGCGGCGAATGATGCGCTATGGACGGTTTCCGCCTGGCCGTTTCAGTTTATTCCCGACGTTGATCTTGGCGGGGATTATGCCAAGACCGATGATGTTTGGGAGATTTACTTCCGTTGGGGATCCGGCGTCGACAATGTCGTCGTCTCGCTCACCGTCGAAGGCTCAACCACGGCTGCTGTTTCGATGGGTGCTGCTCCCGGATCTGGCGACTGGGGAGCGTTTGCCAACAGCATGCGGGCGGCTATCGCAGCGCTGCCAGGGTTTGTGTCGGGGGTATCTGTCAGTGATCTCGGTGGCTCCTCCACTTTCCATCGTATTCAAGTCCGTTTTTCAGGAATTCTGCAGGGTGCCGAATACGATCTCGATGCGTCGATTGTGAATACCTCAGAAATGTCTGCGCTCGCCACGCATTCCAGCATCGGCGAAACATCCGGCGAGCCGCTGATTTCCTCTGCTCGCGGGGGTTTCTCCGGCATGACCAATTATCAGGATCGGTCAATTTACATTGCACCGAAGGCAAAGCCGGCCGCGATTGGCATGTCGCGCATCGGTGAGTATTTCGATCTCAATATTGAAAGCCAGTCGGAGAATGCTGCTCGCCTCGAGGCATTGCGGACAGAGGTTTCCGAAACTGCGCTCTATGCGCTGGATGCGACTTATCTGGTCGTGTTTACCGACAGGGCGGAATATTTTGCCTCAAACCGTACGGTCGAGCGCGGGAAGCCATTGAACTGGGTGCGCGCATCTGCGATCGGCACGAAGAAGGGGTGCAAGCCCGTCTTGATGGATAGCACCATATATTTCGTTTCGCGTGATGGCGGCAGGCTTTATTCTGCCAGTTACGATGCTGTATCGGAAGCATTCCAGCCATCTCCCGTCAACGATCTCAACAACGATATCGTGTCGGACATCGGCCGGATGATAGTGCAGCGCAAGAGCGGCAATATGAGCGGCGATCGGCTTTGGTTGTTGCGTGAGGATGGCCGCCTCATCTGCTGTGCGGCCAATGTCAGCCAGGATATCCGACTTGCTGCATGTGAATGGCCGGTTGCTGGCAACGGCTTTGTGCGTGGTATCTCTGTCGATGGTCTCGATCGCGTGTGGATCACAGTCGACCGAAACGGCGTTTACAGCCGCGAATTGCTTGTGGAGCAGGAAGATAGTCTTTTCCAGACGACTGTTTCCACGACGACGGACCTTGCCGGTGCGGTTGCCGGGCTCGCGATGTTTGAGGGCAAGACTGTCTGGGCGGAAATCGATGACGATATCCATGGGCCATTTGTTGTTTCAAGTGGCTCGTTTCAGACCGATGTTGCAGGACGGCCGGCAATCGTCGGTGTCTGGACGGCTCCAATCTATGAAAGCATGCCCTATGTGCGGGTGCTTCCAAATGACGACGTCGTGCGGCGTCCGGGCAAGGTGGTTTCGGCACGTCTTTATCTCGAGGATGCGGCCAGTATTGCAGTTGGCGCGAATGGTCGTGTCGCGCGTGAGGTGCCGCTGCAGCTCGCGAACGACAACCTTGACGCCCAAAAGCAGAATTTCACCGGGCATAGGACCGTTGCCGGCCTGATTGGTGTCTGCATGGATCCGACACTGACCATTACGCAGGTGCGGCCTGGACGGCTGCGCGTGCGGGATTACATCGCGGGGGTGAAACTGTAATGGAATTGGCTGCGAGCTTTGTGAGTTCTATTTTCTCGGGAGGCGGTGCTGCAGCTGCGGGCGCTGCCGCCGGCACCACCGTAGCTGCAGCTGCACCAGCTGCTGCTGGGTTTTCTCTCTCGACGTTGCTGCAGGGTACAGCAACTGTGCTTGGTATCGTTCAGTCGTTCAACGCCGGCAAAGCGGATGAGGCCGCATTAAATGCAGCTGCTGACGATGCCGCCCGCGAAGTGCCTCTGGAGACGCTGCAGGGCATCAACCGTCGTACAGCGATCAAGCAGCAGATGATGGAGAGTATCGGAGAGCAGGATGTTGCCTATGCGGCATCCGGTGTTGACCTTTCCTTCGGTACGCCGACGCAGGCGCGAAAAGAAGCCTTCCGGCAGACTGATCTCGCCGTCACCTCAGATGTGGGAACTGAGCAGACGCGTGTCGGCCGCCTGCAGGAGCGCGAGGCTGAGTATCGAAAGAGGGCGTCGCGCGCAAAGCGGTCGGCCATGGTTGATGCCGCATTGACCGGCCTCAAGGGTGCAACTTCCATCGCAGACAGGTACTGACATGGCAAATAGACGGCTGGATCCTGTATCCTATAAGCCATTCCACGCGCAGCCACTCTTGAGTGAGGGGTTGCTCTCGGTATCACGCGAGGGCGGTGATCTCGAGCGCAAGGTAGCGGCGGGCCTTGCCCGCATGGCTGATGATTTCGGCCAGCGTGCCGATCGCGAGGCGGAGCGTGCCGGCGAACTCGCTGGCAGACGCGCGGCGCTGGAGGGTTCGCCAACGGCCTCCGTCATGACGGGTGGCGGATATTCAGGCGAGAAAGTCTCAAGTGGGGTGCGCGTGAAGGTGCCGCCCGCCGAGCTCCGGACGATGATTGCCGACGCGGCGGTGCGTAACGGTGTCGACCCCCACGCCTTGACGGAAATCGCCGGCATTGAGAGCTCGTTCAATCCTTACGCAAAGAACGGCAGCTCATCGGCAGGTGGGCTTTTTCAATTCGTCGACAAGACCGCCGGGCAATACGGGTTGCGAGACCGCTATGATCCCGCGCAAGCGTCAGATGCTGCCGCTCGGCTGATGCGTGACAATCGCAATCATTTGCGAAATACACTCGGCCGCGACCCTAGTGCGGGAGAGTTATACCTTGCACATCAGCAAGGGGCGGGTGGGGCCTCGAAGCTGCTCGCAAACCCAAATGCCCTGGCCGTCGAAGTCGTAGGCCATGATGCAGTGCGTCTGAACGGTGGAACTGCCGATATGACGGCCGGCCAGTTTGCGAGCAAGTGGATATCGAAAGTTGCTCCCGGCGGTGGCTCCTACGACAAGCTGCCGTCGGCGTCGTCTGTTGAGCCGGTTTCCGTTACCCCTGTCCGCGAGGATGTGACTGTGACGTCGGGTAGGGTAGGCACGTTTCGCCCGTCCGGCCGTGACACGGTTTATGGCCGTGCTTTCGACGTCAAGGGAACCCGCACTTATCTCGAGATGGCTGATGCTGCCATGGTGCAAAACCAGCAGGCGGTTTATGAGCATTACAAGGATGATCCGGCGATGCTCGAAAAGGCATTGTCGGAAAATCTGACGGCGGATCTCCGCGATAATGTCTTTGAGGAAATCGCGCCCGAATATACTGCCGCTTATAATAAGCGATCTGCGGCCCTGTTGAGTAAAGCCAGGGCGGATCAGAAAGAGCGTGCCGACGCCGCAAACCGTGTCGATTTTCTTGGCCGCGTCGATGATCTGGAAAATCGTAAAAGCCAGCAGCTTGCCGGCCTCAAGGTGGACGATGACGCGGCCGGCGCGGCGCTGGCAGACACGCAATCGACGATCGACGCACACTATGACAGCGCCGTTGCGCGTGGTGTGCTGACGGTGGCGGAGGCGGAAAAGGCCAAGCGAAAAAGCCGCTCGGATCTCACTGTTGGTTTTTACACGAAGCAGGCGTCCACCATGAACGCCGACAAGATTAAAAACATGCGCGCGGACATGCAGCGCGACTATGCCGCTGGAAAGCTGGATGGCGTGACGGCCGATGATTGGGACGCGATCGATAAAGGTCTGACAGGAGCCGAAAGCGCCCGCCGTACACAGGACACCAAATCGAACGCCGACCTCGAGAAGCGCGGGGAGGAGATGGCAAAGCGCATAGCCCGTGGCCTCCCGGTTGGCGCTGACGAACTGGCGCGTTTCCAGCTCGATGCCGGCACGGCCCCGCGTGGCAAGGAGATCGTTTCTTCAACGCTCACGCGGATGAAGGTTTCCAACGCCATTCGCACTCAGCCGATCGGCGATGTTGAAAAATCCGTCAAGACGATCCTGGGAGAGAATGCGACGGCTGACGATATCGATTTTGCCCGCAAGGCGATCGCGGAGCATCGCAAGGAACTTCAGAGCGACCCGCTCGGTGTTGCCGAGCGCTTCGGCGTGCTGCCGGTTTCGGAGGGCTTGATACTGGATGGTGACGTTGATCCCGCAATGGTATCGGGTGCCTTCTCAGAGCGCATCAATGCATCGAACGCCGCGGGGCAACATTTTGGTGTTTCGCCGCGATACTTCCGTCCGGGAGAGGCCGAGCAGATCGAGGCCGCGGTGAAAGCAGATCCGGCGAAGGGGCTGGCTATCGCCGCCGGCCTCGTCGATGCTGCCGGCCGTGATGCCGATCGGGTGCTGCGAGAATTAGGAGAGGCTGCACCGGCGGTTGCTCTTTCCGGCGGACTGGTTGCAGCTGGTGGCAATAAGCAGGCGGCGCTCGATCTCATTTCCGGTTTCGGCAAAAGTCCGGAGGGGAAGGCCTATGCGGATATTCCCAATACAAAGCGCATTCCGGTCGCGCAAAAGATCGCCGGCGACGCGCTGCAGTTTTCTCCTGCAGAGGTGAACCGGCTGGATGAGGCGGCCGCCGCGATCGCGCGCAAGCGTCTTTACGAAGCCGGCGTTGATCCCAAAAAAGAGGATGCGCGGCCTTTTTACGAAAGGGCCTATCAGGAGGCAGCAGGCGCCAGCTTTTCCAACGGTGTCCAGTTCGGGGGCTTCACGAAATTTGGTGGCGGCGTCTTTTCCCGCGCGCGACAGATCCTCGTGCCGCCGTCGATCCGCGCTGACAAGTTCGGCGATCTCATCGATGCGCTCGAGGATGGCGACGTGGGGAAGGTGGTGGCGAAGAACGGCCGCACCTGGACGGCGCGTGATTTTCAGAAGGCCGCGCCGATTGCGGTCAATGGTGGTTACGCATTTGCGCTTGGTGACCTTTCCAGCAGCTCGCCGCAGTTCATCGCTGACAAGGACGGTAATCCCGTCGTGCTCGATCTTGCCGGCATGCGTGGCAAGCTCGGTGCGCGTGTCCCGGGGGCATATCGATGATCCAGTTACCTAATGTCACTGAATTGCCCGCGAGCCGCTCGGGTGGGCCGGAAAACTGGGGTGAGGCCTGGACGAAGGCTGCCGGCGCTACTGATGAAACCATGCGGCTGATCGAGAACACGAACGCGGACTATTATGGGCTCGATAAAGCTTATGAAGAGCGCATCAAGCTTATCGCCGATATAACCGGTCAGACGCTGCCCAATCCCATGCGCGAGGCGGCGGCTGTAGATCTGGATCCGGATCGCGCTGCCGTCATGGCGATGTCACTGGGTGGTGGCGGTACCGCGTTTTCTTCTGTCGATGATGAAACCAGGGCGTCTCGAGAGGAAGAATTCAACGCAAGAGCGCTTTCACTGTCGGGAAAATATCGGCAGGAAATCGAGCAGGTTTTGTCTACCAGCGTCGAAGAAGCGCACAATCAGGTGATGCGTGATGCCGAGAAGGCGTCACAGGACGCGTTGAATTCGCCCGAGCTCGGTGCTGCAGGCCGATTGGGCGCGCAGCTCGCCGGCGGGTTGCGAGGGGCGGCCAGAGATCCGACGCAATGGGGCATGGCAATGTTTGGTGCTGGCGGTGCGACTTCCGGAACGGTTGCGGGCCGGATCGGCAAGACCGTCCTGACGGAAGCGCTATTGAACGGTGGGCAAGAGCTGGTCCTGCAGGGGCTAAGCCAGGAGCGCAAGCGCGCTGCCGGCCTCGAGCATGGCATGGGTGATATGCTGCAGAACGCCGGCGTTGCGGCGGTGTTCGGTTCGCTGTTTGGCGGGTCTATCCAAGGCGGTTCGGAACTGGCCCGGATCTATCGCATGGGGAAAGGCGGCGAAGATATCGTCGCGCGCGTCCTTGATGGCAACCCCCAGCCTGGTGATATCGAGGCCATGGCGAAAGCCATGAATGTCGATCTCACGCCGGAAAAGCTTGATCTCATCAATCGCAGCTTCGAAGATCGGGTACTGGACGAATACGTGGTGTCTTCGGATGCGACGCCCGCCCAGATCGAGGTCATGCAGGCAGCTGAGCGATATGCGGCGGATCCGGACAATTTTCCGCCTCCGGAGATCGTCGAGCGCATGCTTGCCGAACAGGAGGCCGGCCGCCTGTTGACGATGCAGCCGGATGATTACGAGCGGATATATAGCGGCGATGCAAACGCGATCGACGATATCGCCGACACCTTTTTCGCATCTGACGTTGCCGATGCGTCGCGGCGCATCGATGCTGCCGCTTCGCGGGTAGAAGCGGCGGCGGATGCTGTCTCCGATCGGGCTATTTCGCCCCAGCCGGCGGCACGCCAGATGGAAGATCCTGCAGGGGCGTCGTCATCGGTGCAGTCGCTGCAGGAACAGACGATCCGCCCGCGCAACGTCGCAGAGCCGCTGGACGATGCCAGCATGCTTAATGCCGAGATCCGCGCCGGCGAGCTCGCTGAGCCCGCGCGCGATGCGAATGGTAATCCTGAAAACTATTTCGACTTTATGGCGATCGAGGATGGTGACGGCAAGGTGAGCGTGGTTTCCGCCCGTGAAGCGCTGGAGATCGCGTCAGAACCTGAATTCCTCGCCGATCTATTGGAGGCATGTAAATTATGAGCTTGCGTGATTGTCTGGCATCCGCCGTTGCACAGGGGGCGATCAACTCGCGCCAGGCGGATGAACTGCACCGCTATTATGATGCCCGCTTTAACAGCAAGCGCACGGCCATGCCGGAGCGGGAGGCAATGGCTGCAGCGCGCGATGAGGTGGCGGCTGCCTTGCGCGCCGATGCCAAGGAGATGCGCCGGCAGGTAAATCTGACGGAGGCCGCCCGCAAGGATCTGGCAGGCTTCATCGAGAATTATCGCAACAAGAGCGGCCGTCCGGATAAGCTCGATGCGGTTTTGTCGCTCATGATCCATAATGGCTTCAAAGGCACCCAGAGCATGGCCGGCAAGGCCAACGCAATCATTGCCCTGGCCCATCGCCAGCTTTCGGATGTGATGTATCATTTCCGACGCTCAAAGGGTCTCGGCCGTCGTTTGAACAAGGTCGATATACCTGACCTCATCACTGCCATGCATGGCGAGCATGTGAGCAACCCGACCGCCAAAGCGCTTGCCGGTGCTCTTACCGGCGTCCTCGAGGATCTGCGTCTGCGCTTCAATGATGCCGGCGGGAATATTCCGAAGCGGCAGGACTGGGGCATCGTGCACAGCCATAACCGTCGTGCGATCCGCAAGCTGGGCCGAACGCCGGAGGAGGCGCGTCAGCGCTGGAAAGATTTCATCCGGCCGTTGCTCGATCCGGAGAACATGACCAATCCGAACACGGGGGAGGTGATTGGCGCCAACGGCCTCGATAGTTCGCTTGATTATGTATTCGAAACGATCACTTCCGATGGCTGGGCGCATCGGCGTCCGGAGGGGCGTAAGTTCGGGAAAGGCAAGGTTGCCAGCAAGTACCAGGACAGCCGCTTCCTGATTTTTAAGGATGCAAAAAGCTGGCTGACCTATAACGAGCAGTTCGGTAGCTCCGATGCGATCGGCTCGATTTTCAACCACATCAACGGCGTGGCGCGCGATATTGCCGCCATGGAGCGTTTCGGGCCGAACCCGGATGCGACCATGGAATGGCTTAAGCAGGCCGTTCAAGTCGATATTGGCAAGCGCCAGTCTGGAGCCCTCAATATCGAGGGCGTGAAGGTTCCGGGCATGTCTGCCGTCAAGATGGCCGAATATCGCGTGGACAGCCTCTGGCGGGCCTTGCGGGGCCGTGAGACGGTATTGGATGCGCCGGCGCAATGGGCGGGCGATATCCGTAACCTCGCGACGTCGGCGGCGCTCGGATCGACCGGCATTCTCGCGGCCGCGACGGATCCGTTCGTTGCCGCCGCTTCCCGTCGCCTGGCGGGCCTGCCGGTCGTGCGTGGCTTTGGCGGCATCCTCAAGCGCTTCGCCAGCGACGGCGATCGAAAGGCGATGGCGCGCCGGGCAATGATCTGGGACGATTATCTGCACACGATGAATGAAAGTGCGCGTTTCGTCGATCAGATGTTTGGCCATGAATGGAGCCGTTATCTTGTCGATCGGTCGCTGACCTGGAACGCTCTTTCGCCCCTGACCGATGCCCGCAAGCGTCTCGAGGCGACGGCCTGGCATGAGACGCTGGGCGGCCTGGCTGAAAAAGATACAGACTGGATCGACCTTAACCCGCTTCTGCAGCGGGCCATGGAAGGTTTCGGCATCACGCCTGACGACTGGCATAAAATGCGTGCCGGCGTCGACAATATGGGCTTTCTGGATCCGGGCGGCGTTTTTGCGAAAACTGGCGATCGGACGCTTGCCGAGAAATATGCTGAGCTGATCCAGCAATGGCAGGAACGATCAGTGCCGGCTGGAGATCCGCGCATCAAGAGCGTGCTGACGGGCAAGGTCGAGCGGGGCACCATTTTGGGTGAAATTGCCGAATTCGGTTCCCAGTTCATGAGCTTCGGCATGAGCTTCACCGCGCGGCAGATGGAAGCGATGTATGTTTATTCAATGCTTTCGAAAAGCACTGCTGGCCGGGTTGCGCGCGGGTCCGGATATTTCGCGGCTATGGCCGTTCCGCTAACAATGGGAGCGGCGTTCTACATCCAGATCCTCAATGTTCTGAATGGCAAGGATCCGGAGGACATGACGGAAAATGCCTTCTGGGTGAAAGCCTTCGTCAAGGGTGGCGGCGGCGGCCTGTTCGCCGACTTCGTCGACAAGTCAGAAAACCGCTACGGGCAAAGCCTTGTCGCCACGCTGGGTGGTATTGGTGGTGCCTTCATCGCCGATACTGCTGACCTCACCTTGAAAGGCATTCAGTCCATCATCTACCCGGAAGATCAAAAGGTGGGTCGTGCCGCTGCAAAATATGTCGGACGCTACACGCCGATCCTGTCTTCGCACCCTGCGACGCGGAACTGGTATCGCCGGGCCTTTGTCGATCAACTGCAATGGTTGCTGGATCCGGACGCGGACAAAAGCTTCAAATCCCAGAAAGCGAAAGCCTCGCACTGGTGGGAACCTGGCGAACTGACGTTCCGGCGGCTTCCCAATCCTGAAACTGCGTTGGGGACAGATTAGAGTATAGCTTTTAATTTGTTGTGGTTTCGTGTCATGGTTGTTCTGTCGCTTTCTTCTGGGGGTAAAATGAAAAAAGCATTGATTATCAGTCTGGCGGTTATGCTTGCCGGTTGCACGGTCACGCCGGATAAATACGCAGCATCGCTGCCCGAAAAAGATCCGAAATACAACACGAAGGAATGCCGGGATATTCGAAAGGCCGCGCTCGAATTTGACAACAAGACTGGTCAAAGAATGGCAGTGGGGCTTGTCGGTGGCGTGTTACTCGGCGTGTTTTTCCTGCCGTTTGCGGCCGCTAGTGATGCCGAGCGTGAGGAGGCGCGAAAACTCTTCGCGCGTGAGATCCATATGCGTTGCTCGAGCAAGCCTCTTCCGAAAAATCTCGAGGTGACGCCAAAGGCTGGAGCCGATCGCGCCAAGCGCACTTAACGTTCCCTTCGCTCCCTTACGCTCTGCCTGATCGAAATCTCAGGCAGGGCAACCATGGCCGATACACCCTATCCATTGCCGCGCCAGCTGCGCATGAGCCAGATCCTTCTGGGTGATGGCCGGCTCACTTATGGGCCTTTCGATTTTCAGATTTTCGATGCTGAGGATGTTTCAGTGTTCACCCGCCTGGCAACTGGTGGAGACTGGACACTGGCGTCGGTTGTTGTCCAGAAAGTTTCCGGCCATCCTTTCGATCACTTCACCATCGAGTTTTCCGCGACCATATCGAGCCTTGTTCAATATGTCGTTGTTGGTGAGCGTCTTCCGGAGCGTACCGCCGGCGTTCGCAAGGGGACGCAAATTAATCCAGACGCCGTAGAGCGAGAGTTCTCAAAGATCGCTTCCACATTGCAGGAGTTGCGCCGAGACGCCAATAGGGCAGTCTTGCGTGAATTCGGCGGACAGGGCGTTGTACTCGAAAACGGCATTCCCGATGGAAGCTCGCTATACATCGAGGGGAATACCCTGCGGGCAGGACCTCCGGCTGGCGCAATCGGTGACTACGTCGCAGAAGCGGCGGCGTACGCCGCTGCAGCTCAAACATCAGAGCAGAATGCACAAATCTATTCGCAGCAGTCGTCGGGTTCTGCGGCGCAATCGCAGGCCAGCGCTGCCCAGGCGCAAAACCTCGTGGATGCAGCGCAGGCTGCATATGTCGGGTTTCAGCCCGGCACATTTTACGATCTCGGTTGGCTCGAGGATGATCTCACTCTTTTTGGTGACGATCTCGGCTGGCTTGAAAGTCTTTAACAGAGCGGAGAACTACGTTGGTCACCCCTATCTCTCAAGTCAAATCGACCGCAGTTGGTGTTGCCACAAAGGTTATCCCCCTGGGTGTCTTTGTCTGGAATGTCGTTACTGGCCGTATCCATGGCGGTGATGGCGTTACCGTCGGCGGCATTCCTATGGCTCGCGAAGATCAGAAAAATGATGGCTCGTTTGGTTACCTGACCGAAATCAAGATAGACAACTATGCGGTCACCTCTGGGGACAACGGTAAAATACTGCTCGCGAACAAGGCAACATCAATCAGCTTCGCGCTTGATGCTGCTGTGACGTTGGGTGCAAAATTCACGATTGCCGTAAAAAATATTGGCGTTGGCGCTTTGTCGCTGGTGCCGGAAGGATCGGAGCAAATTGACGGGATTAATGCGCCGTTCGTCGTTCCTTCCGGTGCCTCTGCTGTCCTCAAGTGCAATGGAAGTTCTTTCCGCACCGTGCTTGCCACGCCCGGAATAACCGGTGAGGGGATGGACCCTTGGGCTCTTGTTCCGCTGGGTGTGCCTATTCCAGCTGACATCGGCATGGCCGGCTTTGTCGCGCCGCCCAAGAACAGGAGTTATCGCTACATCCTCCTTTCCGCCGGTGAGGCTGGCGTTGGGGGGTACAATGAGGCGCTGTTGACCGCTGAGAGTGTTTCGGGATCCAGCCCGAACATCAGCGCTACCGCGACCGTTTCTCTTGTTGGCTCGCCGTTTAACGGTGCGACGGCGCGCCTGATCAACACAACGCGAGAAATCCTGCGGCCAGGCTCGCCCGGCGTCCTGCAGGCGGGGCAGATCTCCTCGCATACGCATGGTGTCAGCGACCCGACACACGGTCACGTTTTGCAGAACCCTTCGGACAACAGTCAAATATTTGCCTATGCAGGAAATAGCCCCGGCACGAATGGTAACCAGATCGGTCTCGGCGGCCAGGGCGGAGCAAGCGCAGGAGCTGCCGTAAGGAACTCTGCCACGGGCATTACCATTCAATCGACCGGCGGTGATGAAAACCGAATGCGAAACATGGGTACCAATTTTTATGTGAGGATCAAGTAATGCCGTATGCTTTTGAAGGTGGTATTTCCACCGAGCCGCGTGAAGATGCGATACCCATTTCAGACGCCGACTACGCTTTTGCCCTGCAGGCCATTTTGAGTGGGCAGGCGGTTTCGATCGTCGGGGGCTTTCAGATTGTAGATGCGCCGGTTGTGGTCGAGCCGGATCCTTCAGATGATCTCGACCTGGCGCAGTGGAAGGCGCTCCTCGCTTCCGATATCGATGCCCGCGCCGAGATCGCGCGATTGCGATACATCACGGGTGGCGCCGGCCAGGCGATGACGTATCAACAAAAGGCGCAGGAAGCCGCTGCGGTTCTTGCCGCCGTGGAAAGTGGTTTTGACCCAAATCCCGACGATTATCCTCTTTTAAAGGCGGAAATCGGCATCACCGCTCCTACGCTCGTTGGTGTTGCGCAGATAGTCAATGTGGCCTATCGGTCATGGTTGCAGATCGGCGCGCAGATTGAGGCATTGAGGCTTTTTGCCAAGTCGGCCGTGATGGCGGCAACAACGATTGCAGATGCCAAAGCTGCGGCGGTTGTTGCGTGGCCGTAGCTGGCGCATTTGACCTTACCTTTCCGCGCTTATCATGGCTCCAGTTGTAAACCGGAGCCATTTTTTTATGCAGAAGGGTGCTTTCTTTGATGCTGTACGCGGTCCACTTTTTGGTGGAGCGCTTTCCAGTTCACAGGTGTACGGAACAGATGCGATCCTTGATCGCGCTCTGGCTGTGCGCACACCGTTGCGGCATCTGGCTTATATGCTGGCGACGACCATTCATGAGACGGCGGCGACGATGCAGCCAATTCTCGAAACCCGCAGTCCCAAAGAGAGAAGTAATCCCTCGATCGATGTTGCGATCAAGCGGCTGGATAATTCCTTTGCCGCGGGAAAGCTGCCGTGGGTGAAAAAACCGTATTGGCGTAAGGATGGTGAGGGGAAAAGCTGGCTCGGCCGCGGCCTCGTTCAGCTTACCCACAAAAGCAATTACGACCGAATGGGAAGGATGGTCGGCGTCGATCTTGTGGCAGAACCTGATAGGGCTCTGGATCCTGGTATTGCGATCAGCATCATGTTTTTCGGAATGACGTGCGGCGATTTCACTGGCCGCCCGCTCTCGGATTATCTGGATGGCCGGACCGCTGACTATGTGAACGCACGCCGGGTCATCAACGGTATCGAGAGCGCCCGGAAGGTAGCTGATTATGCCGTGCGTTTTGAACAGGCTTTGCTGGCTTCCGGATATTCCGGCGACGGGAAACAGCTGCAGGCTGAAAAGCCGTCAGCACCGGAATTGCCTCCTGGTGCGGAGCCGGTCGTTGGTGGCGCTCCCGCTGAACCGACGTTGCCGGTCCAGAACGTCGATCCGGAAAAGCTCGATAAGCCGCTCCTGAAATCGAAAACGGTCTGGCAGTGGATCCTCACATTTCTGGGGGCTGCAGCGGCGGCATTCGGTGGCCTCGACTGGCGTGTGCAGATCTTGATCGTTGTCGCGATCGGCGGTTCCGGCGTCTACGCGATCAAGCGCCGTGCGGACATCGCCAAGGTGTATCGCGAGATCAAGGCCGAGTTCGATGCTTGACCGCCTTAAGACCGCACTGGTGGCGATCGGCGGCGGAGTAGCGGGTATTGCTGCGACCTATGCCGTCGCCTCGCTGCTCATGGTGCCGGCGGCGAAGCGAGAGGGCAAGTCGGCCGCGATCGCTGAGATGGCCGTGGCGGCCGCCAGGGCCGAGATCCAGAGAAAGGGTGATGATGCGAGCCTGCAGACCAAGACAGATTTTCAGCTTTGTGTTCTTGGCCTTCGCTCTAGCGGGCTGCCAGTCGATGCCTGCGACCAGCTGCGCCGGGTGGGCGAAAAATAATCTTTCCCCATCCGGCCTGGTGGCGCTGATTGCCGCCGATCGGCCGGGGGCGGAACGGGTGATCGGAAACGACCGCAATGGACAGCGGCAAGGATGCTGGAGCTAAGATATGCCGATAAAAATTTTCACCCAGAACGCAACTCAGAATATGGGTATCGAGGCAAAGAGTGACGCGGGTTATCGCGTTCTCTCCTATTCCGGATCCCTGGGCGGCGGAACGCTCCAGTTGCTTACCCAGTGCGCCGATGGTGCTGACCAAGTGCCTGTGCCTGACGGGAAGCTATCCGTTGCAAATGTCGATGGGAGCGGTGATCCGATCCGGCAGGTAGTGTTCGTCAGCGCTGGTAATGTCTATGTGGCGCTGACCGGAGCGACGGATCCGAATTGCAAGGTGTCGGTGCAATGACAACATCGTTGCGGCGTCTGGCGTCCACTTCGCTTGCTCGCGGTAAGGCTGGGCGTGGCTTATTGTCGACCTCGCCATGGCGGGGTTTGAATGGTGGCCCGGTTCGGGTCTCTACGGCATTTAGTCCTGTGAAGGCGAAGCTCTCCACCGGGCAGAATGCTTCAATATTGATCATTGGTGACAGCACGTCCTACACCCAATCGGGGCCGTATTACCTTTTTGCGGCTTGGCTCGGCGCGCAGCATAACGCCACGGTACGCATTCGTCGCTGGGCGGAGTGGGGCGCAACCGGTGCAGCTGACGGACCGAAGGATTATGCCGCGCCCGAAACCGTCGCGTTGGGGACCGGTTCTGTTCTTGATATCTGGCTGGCGGCGCTTCCCGGTGCGTATCCGAACAGCATGTTTCACAAGGGCCGTCGATCTGCGGCCATCGATGCTCTTTCCCGACCTGACCTCGTGATCTGGCATCATGGTCATAACGTGCAAACTTACGAAGTGCCGATCGCTGGGCTGAATGCGCAGGGGCGCGGTTTATATCTTGGGCCGATCGGCATGGTCGGTTACAAATGGCCGGGTCTGCCGCAGGCGATCGTCAACCAGACGCCATGGCGCGATAATGCCGGCATGGACAAGATCGTCTCTGCGATCAACGAAGTGCGAGCCGCCAAGCCTGATATCACGGTCGTCAACAGCCATGATCCCTTCCTGCCGTTTAAAGCGGATGCGCTCTATTACCGTGTCGCCGAGCCTTTCCCCGGCGTCCATCCATCTGACGCGGACGGCCGTAATCTTGGCGCTCAATTGCAGACATCGGCTCTGATGGCCGCGTGGGGGCGAAGCGAAGCAGTGGCGGGCTTTACGTCTGCGGATTGGGTGCGAGCGGCCGGCACCAATCTTATGCCCAATGGGGATTTCGCGTGGCCCGGCGCTAACCCTACTGGCTGGAGCAATGGCGGCACTACCGCCGTCTTGGTGAAAAACACTACCGAACAATATCCCGGCTATGCGTACTGCGTCGAAATTCAGCCGGGAGCAACTCCAGCTGCTGCACGCATGACAAGGGCGTTCACTGAGGCTGAAACAGCTCCATTGCGCGGGAAAACGCTCTCGTTGGCTATTTTGGCAAAACATGCGGCTGGGCAAACGCCTCCCTATATGGGGTTTGTCACCCGGTTTCAAAGCCCTCCTGGTCGTACTGTTGTGGCAGGCCCGCTTACGGCCAACGCGCTTGATCGGCCGCTGGCTGGTGAATGGTGCTGGTACGTCGCTTCCGGCATTCCGGTAGACGCCGATGCGGGTGCAAACCTGATGGCCGTCAGCCTTTATCCAACATTCAACGCGGCCGGAAATGGTGGGTCGTTGTTTATTCAAAAGGCAGTTCTCGTTGAGGGTCTAATGCCAAAGGGTCTTATGCCGTAGGTGCCTCATTTGACGGCATGGGCATGATGGCAAAATGCACTTATCAATTCCTGATCCGAAAGCGCTGGCCTTATGTCCTTCTTTGATTTTCTTGATGCAATTGGTGTAAAGCTGGGCGTGCTGCTGGCGGGTTTTTTTGGTGGCGTGCTGCGGGCGCTGTCTCGCCCGAATGTTACCTGGAAAGAAATGATCATCTCGCCGGTCTGTGGCGCTCTGGCTGCGGCATACCTAACTACGCCATTGTTGCACTACCTCTACAGCATCAACTGGCCCTTGCCGGAGGATCCTATTGCGACCATGAACGCCGCCGCGTTCGTCACAGGCGCGAGCGCCATGTGGATTTCCGATCTGATCATATCGAGGTTGACGCGCTGGGCAGGTGGCAAACCTGTTTAA